GGTTACCTTTGGTATTGGTGCAGCACTTGGTTCTTTCTTCGCTGGCTTTGCTGCAGTTGATTCAGGAACAGAAAAGATAGGCGACGGCAGCACAATTAAGAAAGTGGCAGAGAATTTAAAAGGAACCCTTGAAGTATTTAAAGATATGACATGGATCACACCTCTCATAGCCGCTGGTGGGATCTTAGGTGCTGTTGCTGGTGGAACTGGTGGTGGATTATTGGCTGCTGGTGGAGCTGTCGTAGGTGCTAATATGGTAACCTTTGGTATTGGTGCTGCAATTGGTGCATTCTTTGCTGGCTTTGCGGCTGTAGATGGCGTTACCGCATATCTAACTGGAGATTCCAATGGTGAGGGTTTAAGAGCCACTGCTAAAAGTATGGCTGCATCACTAACAGAGTTAGGTGAGATTAATGCCGAAAAGGTTACTGCTGCTGCTGGTGCTATTAGTGCCATGGGCGGTGCTATGTTTAAGTTTTTTGGAGCCCAAGGTCTAGGTACTGTTACCAGTCTAGGTGACGCAGGTCTTACTGCACTTAAAAATGTATGGAATTGGATTACAGGTAAAGAAGAAACCACAGAAGCCACAGGACCAATAGCAAACATTTTAAAAGCAATGGCTCCTCTTGAATCATTAAACGAGAACACTATTACAAATGCCAATACATTAAGTGAAGCCCTTGATAAATTATTTACATCATTTAGCAATATTGCGTCAATTGGATCTGTAGGCAATTTTGGAAAAAATATGGCTTCAATGGTTAATGATTTAGGTTTTGTGCTTAATGTTTTACCTGCTCTTATTAATGGTGGTAAAGTTATGGATGGTACACAAAACTGGTTATCAGGTATCCTTGGTACTGATAGAGGTGTTGTTGCTGACTTTGGTGGAGGTCTTAAAAATCTTAAAGCTGAAGATTTAAAAACACTTAAGGAAGGTGTCGATGGTTTATATAAGGCATTAGGTGTACAAGTACCACCAGTACCAACAGCTGAGCCTATATCAGATGTAGAAAAACAATTAGAACCAGCTATGAAAACATTAGACGCAGTAGTAAGCGAAATAAGAGAAAAACGAGCTCAAGCAGGCGCTAATATTGTTGATGCATCTTCAGTAGTTACAAACATAGAAGGCGCTAAACAGATAAACATTCAGAATGAAAAAGGTTCTTCTGTAGCCACTGCAGATGAAGCAATTGGTTGGTCAAATGAATACCAACGATTCATGTAAAAAAGGGAGCCGAAGCTCCCTTTCTCATAATAACAATGGTCTTAGTTATTAACCTTCAGCTGCAAGTTTAGCAAAGTAGGACATAGTGTCATCATTGTCTTCCGACATCTCTGCAGCTGTAGTAGGAGCAATAGTTTCTGAAGGAGAAGTTGCTTCCATACTAGCCATGACTGGTGCTGGTTCTGCGGTATCCAAGGAGACTGCCGCTGCTGTAGTCATGGTTTGATTACCAAGAACACGATCAAGTTTGGTTTTTAGCTCATCGTATGTCTTATAGTTCTTAGCATCAGTAAACTCAGTTAGATCATGCATAGAGTTGTAGTAACCCTCCAGCTCGTCATCATCTTGAGATAGAGCAGTACCTGAGGCAAACTCTGACTTATCATAATTACGATAACCTTCTACTTGACGGATCTTGAGTTTAAAGTTTGCACCAGCCCAGAAATCAAATGGGTTGATAGGATCTTCATCCTGAAATTGTGGTTGCATTACATCCATGATTTTATCAAAGATTTTCTTACCGAACTGATAAAGCATTACTTTACCCTCGTTCTGAGGGTTAGCTGGATCAGATACAACAAGTGCATTAACCACATAGTGTAAACGCCGTTTCTGTCTACGAACAGTATCTTTGTTCGCTTCGATACCAGTGTTCCACAGCTCTGAGTTATGCTCAGAGACAGGGTCTTGTTGGCCAATTGAAGTCAAAGACTTCTCAATGTACCATTGACCTGTAGGGCCCTTGAACCCATGATCCCAATAACGGACCCATGGTAGTTCGGCTCCCTCTGCTGCCGGTAAAAAACGGAGAATAGCAAAACCATTTCCTGCTTTATCCACAGTGGGCTTCCACAGACGATCATCTCCATATGATTTCTTTTCATTACCACCACCAGCACTTTCTGCTGCTTGGATAAGTTTGGAGATGTTTGATTTATTACGTTTTAGATTTGCAAAAGACATTTATATTTCCTTTATATTTGCTGAAGTGTACTGTAATATCATAACATAAATTAGGCAGAATGTAAACCCTTAATCTTCAAAGATTAACATATTCTGCCGAGGTAAGAAGTTCAAATTCATAGCTTCTGCCTCTACTTTCTCAACGATAACACCGTTGAGAAATTTCTTAACATCCTCTGGTTCAATATTGTTCTTATCACAGATAAGAAGTATTGCTTCCATATAGGATATTTTTTTCTTGAATACGGCTTTCTCAACAAGAGTTGAGAAGCCAGATTTATTTAGGAAGTTTGGTTTATCAGGCACTGGCATAGACAGTGTTTTCTCCGAGATAGATTGTTCCAATATCATTATAAAATACTCCATGAGTTCGCTTGATCATACCATCTTTATCAAAGGATGGCTTAATGCAACGATATTTAATTTTATGTTCTCCATGCTCACCATAGAACATATCAACAAATACTCCGTCACGTAAAAACTTTTCCAAGTTACTGACGTACTTCTGACGATTGGCCAATTTACTCTCAGCACCTTTTACATTCTTACGAACTTCTTGTCGTGCTGATGCAACCAACTCTTTTTGAGTTTTAATCCATTTCTGGACCTTACGGAAGTAAAAGATGTCATCTTCACTACGATTTAATACACTCTCATGAATGTTCTTAAAGGTAGGCGGATTAGCTGCCATACGTTTCTCACGTGCTTCTGCTAATCTTGCAATAGCTGCTGCTTTATTCTCGGCAGACATTGGTTTACGAGCTTTCTTAAACTTCTTACGCTTTACTTCTTTAACCATAACAAATCTCCTTCATTTGATATAAGTATTATAACACATCCAATTACAGATGTAAAGCATTATTTTCGTTATTTTTTATTTTTTTTCGTCGAGAAGGATAATTTCAATCTCTTCACCGTCATCAATGTAACGATGTTTTATATATCCTTGCTCGCAGAGATATGTGATTGTGTCGCCGACTATAACATCTCGTTCGCCAACTCCCCATAGCTTTCCAATCATATAACCAATGAAAGCAGAGCCACCAAAGAATAACCAGTTTATAACTACGGGATCAATCCACATATAATTCTCCTTTAGTGTTATTTATACACAGTCAAATGAGACTACATTCTCAACACGGAAAGAGCGCCAGCCCTCAGCATTAATATCATAGACAGGAAGAACCTCTTCATTAATATTACGAACCTTTTTCTGTGTGATAGGTTCATCTTTAGTTGCAGCAGGAATAATATCCTCTCGGAGAGTACACTGCATATCACGTTCGTCACCATTTACCTTTTTAAAGACAACACGGCAAGTGCTTGTGCTTAACTGTTCAATCATTTCACTTCTAGTAATCATACGTTTTTCCTTTCTATAACATATGCGCCTTCCGGCAGAGTCCATGCTTGCATTAACTTATAGTACATACCTGCATTCATGGCAATTAAATCAAATCTGTGTCGGTAATCATTCCACTGACGAATATATACTCTATCATCCCACATCAGAATACCAACATCTTCAAGTTCGCCTTCCTCATCTAGGATAGTAATGATAGTTTCGTCTTCCTCATGTTCTATCGTAAACATTAACGGCGCATATTTGCTATAGCAACAGCATCCTCTTTACGAGTAATAGGAACACCATTAGACTTATGCATCTGACCAATACCGATAATATAATCACCAGTATATTGTGTGGCATCTTTCTTAGTACCATTACCAGCAACCTTATCAGAAGTCATTCTAGGACCAGTGTTATAATTTGGAATAGAATTACCAGCATCAGCCTTAACTTTACCAACACCCATCTTTTTTAGAAAGGCTTCATGGTCAGCTGCACGTTGTTTCCAACCTGGTGCTTTTTTCTTCTTAGATTTACCATGGACTTGAACGCCCTGTATCATGTGCATACTCATATAAATCTCCAAACTATTTAAAGTAGCGCCTGAGAAACAACTACAAGGAAGTGTACTTTTAGGCAATAACCCTTTGATAGAAAGAATGCCCTCCGTACCAGACGCTAGTTAAAATAGTTTTCGTGGGAGAGGCTTACTGCAGAACCTCTCCCCTTATCTGCATTATCGTTAGCAGCCAACGTCTGGGTTTCTATTCGGTACCAGCTGTCTATACCCACCTATCAGAACTTGTACATGCTTGATAGGTTTTTCGATAACAATTAACTAAACTAAATTAATCCCAATCGTTATCGAATTTCGTTGTGTGATACAATGTCTCGCCATAATACTCAGCAGCATACTTAGAAGCATCAGTCCACTGATAAATGTTGTGGGTTTCTTTAGGAGCTTCCACAGACTTACGCTTAGGCTTGATATTAGTATGCTTTACATTTTGCATAGTGCGAGCAGAGTTGGCTTTGATCTTAGCCATTTTGTTACGGCGATCACCAATCTTTTTGATTAGGGCCAAACGATCTGCTTTTTGAGTTGCTGTCATAGTCATATGTAA